AAGGAACCGTAAATCCTGTAGTTGATGTTAAAGTAATTTCTGTAGCTGAACCATTATTACCTTGTGCATCATCTGCTAAGGCTCCGTTTAAAGTTGTAAAAGTAGGGGGAATAACTCTTCCACCAAACGTATTTGTTCCCCAGCCAAAACCATAACCTTGAGTAACTGGTCCTATTTGATAATAAGGATCTACAGTTGTTGTTGCAATAGCACCTCCAGTTCCTGTTTCAGTGTTTCCTGTTAGAGTAGTCATTTTAACAGTTAGGGTAGTAGTTGATGGAGTACTCAATACTTCAAATAATTTTCCATCAAAATTAGCTGTAGTAAAACTTGTGCTTACTCCAGTCATAACTGTAGAACTATCTCTAAACTCCATGATATCTCCTACTTCTAAATTATGGGCTGTAGGAAAAGTTAATGTTAAAATATCTGATCCGTTACTACTACCAATAGCAACATTAGTTTGAGATTTTGTAGTGTCTATTGGTGTAATATCATAAACAGCACCTTCAAAATAAACATATAAAACTTTATTTGTTCCAATAGCTACATATTTATTACCAGTATTATCTACCCATGCGTGTTGATCTCTACCAGCACCTACTAAATTACTTGAAGTAAGTTGCTGCCAACCTCCAATTTTTTCAGGATAACTATATCTAAATCTCATATAGTCTCCATTAACCCAACGGCTTTCAGCTCCTGTATCTGAAGATTGCTTATCTAAACCTGGTTTAAGTGTAATTTTTCGTAACATATATACATATACTCCAAGTTATAAAATATACTAGATTAAGGGATATATCAATATGATTTAAAGCAGAGGGAATCAGTGGTGGATCATCCCCCTGCAAGCCTAATGTATAGACTAATTGTAAAGTTTTGTCAATCGATAGTATAGATCAAGACTTTTCTAATCCCTTTTGTAGGAAAAAAATGATAATGTAATCTTTTATCTGTGATTAAAATTTTATACGCTTCTGGACTAATTCGTTTTAATTCTTTAGTTCCTTTTTTATTTAACAAAACAGTATCTCCATCTGCATCATTTAAATATATTAAAATTTGTTTATAATTAAAAAAATGATCGTCGTGTGTTTCACATCTATTTAAACCACCATTATAAAAACTTATATTAATCGCACATCTAAATATTTTAGTATATTTTATATTAAGTTTAGATGTTATTTCAGATAATAATAAACGTAAAGCTGGTGTTAAAGCACTGTTATCTAAGTCTGGGTTTTGTCTACGTATTGCGTTATGAATAAAATAAGATGTATTATCAGGTCGGTTAAATAAATAAAAAGGATGTTGTTGATTTTTAAAAATATTATCTAAAAAATTTTTTTGTTTTTTATTTAAAACGTTTTTATATGTTTTCACTTTTTAGATAATTTAGCGCCTTTAAACCAAGAAGGTAAACCTAGTAAAGGTCTTTTATCTAAATAATTTTCTTTAGCTGTTTTAGATTTTGTTCTATTGTAATGTAAAAAAACTTGTCCACAATCTTTACCATTGAATTCTTCTCGCCAATGTTCAAGATCACAACCAGAATAAATTAACATGTCACCTGGTTTAAGATCAACTTTAATACCTGCTTGACCTTTTTTACCTGTTGGGTCTAAATATATTGGCCAAGGATCACCACCTAAATTTAATGTAGTAGATATTTCACAAGAGTATCTATCTTTGTGTCTAGCTAATATATCACCTTTTTTATAAATTCTTGCATAGGAATATGTAGGACTTAATTTAAGGCCAGTGTGTTTTTCCATTACTGGTTTTACTTCTTCTAATAAAGTTTCCATTGCTATGTCACCATAGTGTGAATAAGTATTAGGAACTTGTTCGTCATTCCATACACCAAAATATTCTGTAAACGGTGAAATGTATTTTGAATCAAATAAAAATCTTGCAACATTTCTTTTATTTAAAAAATATTTATAAACAAACTCTGATAACTCAGGTGAAATAGCTTTTTTTAAAACAGTATATTTATTTTTCTTAAACGACATTTAACACTCCTTTTGGTATTGCTTGACAGTTCCAATGTATAAACCTAAATGGTTCATAACCCATATCAACAGTGTATTGATGAGGCATATATGATGGAAAAAATATTATTCTACCTGGTTTAACTCTATAATTAATTTGTGATGATGCATATGTAATTTTTGATTTATCTTTTTCCGGTAAAAGATTCATAACATTTCCTGCTCTAGGATCTTCAAACAATGGTAGAGATGTATACTCACTAGCTTTTAAAAAATAAAAACCAGATATATGACCATTCCAATGTGTATGTAAAGTATGATGTCCCGCACCTTTTTTAGCAAACTCTTGTACCCACATTTCTGTAGTAAACACTTGATAATTAGTTAAATCAAATCCCATTTCAATTAATAAATTTTGTGCTGTTGCTCCTACATAATTTTGTAGTTCTGCAAAATTAGGATCATTAATTAAAGTTGTTGAATGAAATACATGACCCATATCACCTTTGTCACCAAATTTTTTATTACGTTTATCAATAGCTGGTTTCAGTTCTTTTTGAGATGCTGCAATATATTTATCTGATGCTTTGTTTAAACTATTTACAAACTTAGGTTCATCTGCAAACCATATTGGACATTTAAAATATTCTTCTAATTGTAATTGTTTAGGATAACCTACAACTTCTTTATTTATTTTTTGTTTTTTAGCTTTAGCTTTTTTCTTTTTCATATAATTAACTTGTTGCTATGTTAAGAACAATCCTTCTTTTAGTATCTGTTTGAACATAACCATTATGTTTTAAACTGTTTTTAAAATTTAAACCTTGGTTTTGTTTAGATTTATATTCTTTATTATTAACTATTGTACCACCATTACATGTAGTAAAATTTAAAACGGTTATATCAACAGTATCCATAACTATACCTTTCTCGTCCTTTATATCATAGTGTTCTGCATGGTCAATTCTTTTTCCTTGATTAGTATATAAATTTAATTTCATTCTTCTTAATTTAGTTATTTTTACATGTTTATCTAAAAAATATAGAATAGGTTCAAAAGTATCAAAATGTGGAGAACTTCTTCCTATTTCAAAATCCCATAACATATGAGTAAACATAAAATTATTATCGTTTTCTCCTGTATGTTCAGTCCAAAACCAATTAAATTTATCATTAAATATATTATTTAATTTTTTAAAAAATAAATTAGGTAAAAAATTATCTATTATTTGTATGGCCATCCTAGATTCCATATAACCAAACTGTTTCTTTCTCCTTTTTTAACTGGACATACTCTGTGCCAAACAAAACCAGGAAATACAACTAAAGATCCTTTAGGTAATATTTCTTTACATTTATGTATGTTAGGTTTTTTATCAGGGTCTAAGTTTCTAAAATCAAATTCTAATTCACCACCTTTATAATCTTTTGGATCTGATAATGTAACTGTTACAGATAGTTTTCTAATTTTACCATGCGATGGATCACCTTGTTGCCGTTGATAAGGTTTATCCCAACCATCACAATGCCAATCATAATATTGACCTTTACTATATTTAGTAAATTGACAAGACTCTGAATAATCCCATTGAAAATTCCAACCTGCATTTGCGTTTGCATTATGTATGTATGGCTGTATTTCTTTGTATATCCATCTGTCATTCATCCATACAATATTAGAATCTCTTTTTGTTTTTAAATCTTTAATTTGTTTTTGATTTAATTTTTCACCACCATAACCCCCAGTAACTCCCATTTGATCTTGAAGTTGACGACCATATCTTACTATGTCATCACAGATACGTTCAGGAACAACTGATTGAAAATACCAATAATAGTTTGTTAGGTTCATATTTCTTTATGAACTTAATATAACATTTGTTATGAAACTGTCAACGTTCCAGACACTGTAAAAGTAGCTAATTTATCACCACCAGGGTGAGTTGATGTTGAGTTAGTTCCTGGTGCAACTGAAAAAGTAGTTGAACTAGGTCCTCTAACAATAACTATACCTGATCCACCATTTCCTGATCCACCTGTACCACCTGGTCCATAATTTCCACCACCACTACCACCACCTGTATTAGCACCAGCGTTGGCGGAATTACCAGAACCAACTCCAGCAGTACCTCCACCTGCTCCTCCTGGACCTGGACCTGTTCCAGGATTTCTAGAATCATAGGCACCACCTCCACCACCAGCATATGTTGTGCATGATCCATTAATATTATTAGGTGCTCCTGCACCACCTGCTCCTGCTGAACCACCGCTTGCAGCTGTTCCTTTTACAGTAGCACCACCACCGCCACCACCACCTGAACCACCTGGTGATAATAAAGCTCCCCGTCCTCCAGGATGACCTTGTACTGGATCTGTAGGGGGTGTGTTTCCATTTGCATCAATTTCAGAAAAAGATCCAGAATTACAAGTTCCACCACCACCTGAACCTCCTCGACCGTTAGGCATATCAGTTAATTGGTGTACTCCTGCTCCACCTCCTGTAGCAGTAATTGTATCAAATACAGAATCTGTTCCTTGAGATCCTGGTTGTTCACTTGGAGACACTGGATGTGCTGGTCCACCTTTACCTGCACCACCTGCTCCTACTGTAATTGTATAATCTCCTGGTGTTATTTTTGCTACAGATCCTTGTAAAGGAGCGGGTCCATAACCAGAGGCTCTATACCCTCCTGCTCCAGCACCTCCACCTGATTGAGATCCACCAGAACCTCCACCACCAACTACTAAATAATCTATACTAAGTAAAAACTCTGGCCATGTTCCTTGACTCTGTGCTTGAAATTGACTTTGCATTGACCACACACCACTTGCTGCATTTAATTCTTTTACTACTACAATTCCTGAACCACCATTTTTTCCACTTGTTACACTTGGAAAGTTTGCTGTTCCACCACCACCGCCGCCAGTGTTTGTTCCTCCGCAAGTTGCTGTAGTTGATCCACCACCAGTTCCACCGCCACCAGTTCCTGCATCTCCACCAGCTCCACTACTAATTGCTCCACCACCGCCACCACCAGCGTAAACACCACAGTTAGGATAAGTACCTGGACCAAAGACTGGAGTAATATCTTTTCCATTTCCACCGTCTCCACCAGCACCACCACTTGGTTGTTTAGTTCCTGCAGCACCAGCTCCACCACCACCACCTGATGATCTATTTGGAGAATTTCCACCTGGTCCACCTGCATTTCCAAAACCGAAAGTGCCTGAGTCTCCTGATTGTGAAGATTGAATTGTAGATCCACCTGTCATTCCTGGTGAATCAGTTGCTCCAGCTCCACCTCCAGAACCTCCTGGAGTTCCTGGACCGACGGGTGCACTAGGATTACCTATTCCACCTCCGCCACCACCTTTAGCTGTTAAACCAAAACCTGTTGAATCTACACCTGTGCATCCTTGACCGCAGTTATTAGTTCTTCCATTACCACCACCACCAATAACTATTGGATAAGCTGTATTACCACAAACTGAAATTGCACTAGAAGGTAAAACCATACCGCCAGCTCCACCGCCACCAGCATTATCTCTTCCTGCTCCACCGCCGCCACCTACAACAACTACATTAGCTATTCGTGTTCCAGGTTGTGTTGTATGATTTCCTGTTCCTGTTACAGCTGTAACAGTACATTTACCGAAAGAAGTATTATTTACTGCTCCGATTACACCACCGTTTGTTGAGCCAGATCTTGGCATTTAAATGTCCTCCTATGCGGACACCCAAGCTGTGCCGTTCCAATCGTAGATTGTTGGTGTTTCCGCTTCGTCGTTAGATTTAGTTGCTTCCCAACCTGTAGTGTTGTCAGCGTTATATTTTGTTTCGTTCCAAGTAATAAAATATCTCCACACAACTGGATCTGCACCATCATCTATAATTGATGGATAAGTTATTGGTGCTTGCCAATCATCACTTGCATCTAATGACCATGATGCATGAGGTTGTGGTGATAAAAATTTATCTTTTACAGGATCGTAAATATCTCCAATACCTGCATATTTTTTTCTAAAATTATTATTGTAAGAAGTTTGTTTCCAAATACCACCTTTAAAAAAATTAACACACCATGTTTCTCCATCTTGGTGCATATCTGAAGGAACGCAATCGTTTCCTACAACAACAACTCTTTCAACTACTTGATGAGTATCTGATGTGAATCCTGTGGGATCTGGTTTTGTTTTTAATTCTGCGAAATGTGCCATATTATTACTCCTTAAATGTTTTATTTATATTTTAACTTTAACTAATTGTCAACGTTCCAGATACCGTAAAAGTAGCTACTTTACATCCACCAGCTGGCCCTGGTAATGTTGCTACACTGTTAGTTCCTGGCGCTACTGAAGCAGTTGTTGTTCCTGGCACACGCACTACTACAACTCCTGAACCACCTACTCCACCATTATTTAATCCATCTGCTCCACCTCCACCACCACCTCTATTTGTAGTTCCAGCTACTGCTGCTGGTGAATTTGGATTAGTACCACCTGCTCCACCAGTTCCACAAGGACTAGCTGCACCTTGAGTTCCTGATCTTGCTGCACCTCCACCACCACCTGCATATGATAAATCACTTCCTGAAATTGCATTTGGTACACCTACACCACCAGTACCACCTTGATTATTGCTTGCATTTCCTCCAACGCCGCCAGCTCCACCACCACCACCAGCTGCCATTACTGGACCACTTGGACCTGAATAACCATCTCCGCCAGGATTTCCTTGAGATGGACTAACTGGAGGAGTATTACCTAATCCTCCTGCTCTTGCATCTGGACCTGTATTTGATGAACCTGCACTTCCACCACCACCTGATCCACCTGGACCAGCTCTACCTGTTGGACTTACTGGAGTATTATTTTGATCTTGTTTACCAAAACCACCACCTGTTGATGTTATAGTTGAAAATATTGAAGGAGATCCTGATGTTGCATCTGTTGCACCTGCTTGGTTATTAGTTGCACCACCAGATCCAACTGTAACTGCATACGATCCATTTCTTAAAGATAGAGAACAACCTCGTAAAGGACTTGGTCCGTAACCAGAAGATCTATAACCTCCAGCTCCACCTCCACCACCACCATAGCCACCACCGCCACCTCCACCACCAGCGACTACTAAATAATTTACTGTTGTTTCGTTAAATACCCAATCATCTGCTTTAACTTGATCATAAACTGTACTCATTTGCCAGACACCTGGTGCTACCTTACTACCTAAAGCTTGACATTTTTCTATAACTAAAACTACTCCTGAACCACCTGTTCCACCAACTGCATTTCCTTGTCCAGCTCCTGCTCCACCACCAGTATTAGCTGTCCCAGCATTACTCTCAGCGGCTGGTTTTCCTGGAGTAGGACTGTACCAACACGATCCACCTCCTCCTGGATTTTCATCACCACCTGGTCTACCTGCACCACCACCAGCATAAATTGCATTATTTGGTACTGAGTATCCTGACTCTGCACATGCAAGATAAGGTGTAACATCTAAACCTGGTCCACCTTGAACACCACATGTTGGTGCTGAAGGAACTACTCCTAAACCACCTACTCCACCTTTACCACCACCGCCTCCTGCGGCTCCATTTCCTGGAGTAGCTAATCCACCACCTTTAAAACCTTGTCCACAAACTCCACAACCACCAGCACAAGTACCACCTGGTGCAGATTCTCTTCCACCACCACCTGAACCACCTGGCAAACCATTTCTTACTGAAGTTGGACTTGGCGAACCACCACCACCTCCTCCTGTTGTTGATAAAGGAGAAGCAGCTCCAAAAGTTGAAGCGCTACCACTAGCAGCAGCTGATGAACTAGGCCATGGCCCTCCAGCTCCACCACCACCTATTGTAACTGGTACTGTACTTGCTGGTAAAGGATGATTTTCTGTAACAGTCATACCGCCAGCACCGCCAGCGCCTCCTGCATCAGAACCTGATCCTCCTGCACCTGCAACAACTACTACAGTTGCATTTCCTGGTGCTGCGGGATTAGTTGTAGATTTATTAAAACATCCTGAACTTGTAAAAGATGTAACTTTATCTTTATCGTACGCTTGTGAAACTGCATTTGGTGGTCCGATAATTCCGCCATTAGCCATAGCTGATTACCTCCCTAAGATATGACGTCGAATGAAATAAATAAATCCAGATCACTTGCCGCACTCGCTCCACCTTTTAAAATATCACCTTCTTTTAAATAAATTGGCGTATCTAATAAAACTAAAGAAGCATCGGCTGGTACTGAAATTGTTTTTGCTAAGTAAACTGTGGCATCTGCTGCAGTTGGAGTTACTCCATCGGCAGCTGCTGTTCCTAAACCATCTACAAATAGACTAACATCTGCTGCTGAGGAACCATCAACATTAGCTACTGTAATTCTATTTACTTTTACAATAACATCTGATCCACTAACTGTCATTAAAGTGTCAGTTGCAGAGGCTGTTAAATTCCAACCAAAATTTCCACCTTTGATTGTTGCTACATTTACTATATTTGGGTTTGCCATAATTTAATTTCCTTTGTGTTTTTTATCCGAAAATCATTGCCATTGCAATAGCTTTTCCTGTTGATACTCCTGCTGATCCAAAACTTACTACACCAGAACCATTAGTTATTAAAGCCTGATTAGCTGTGCCGTCTGCTGAAGGTAAAGTATATGCTGGTTGAGCCCCTGTAGTGCTAGGAAAACCAGAAGAAATAATATCTGTTCCATTATGGAAACATAAAACAGTTCCACCCGTAGGTATTAAAATACCTGTTTGACCTGTTACTTTAAATGTTATTGTATTAGCTGCATCACTTCTTGTTGTATTATCTACAATGATAAAAGGTTTTTCAATATTTGCATTAGGATCTCCAGCTTGAGCAGCAATATCTAAAACTCTAGATCCACCAGTAGTTCCTGATAAATTAATCCACATAGCTCTACCATCATAAGTTCCTGTAGATCCATCTGGAATAGTTAAAGTTCTATCTGCTGTTAATGCTACATCAATATACCCTAGAGTATTCATGATGAAATTTAAATTATTATTTGTATTCGTTCCCCATGTACCAGCGTTTTCGCCGGTTGCCATTAATTGAATACCAAGACTATTATATGTTGAAGCCATAATTTTTTTCTCCTAAGCCACGTTTACGTTTGTATACGATGTATTACTACCAGTGTCAACATTTCCATAATGCAAAATACCAAACTCTGGGTTTAATGTAGCAGTTAATCCAAATCCAGTCAATCCTATAGTCATATCTGCAGGAGTAATAGCACCTACAGAAGTAGTCATAGCACCTGGAGAAACAGCTCCTACAGCCATATCATCTGGAGTAATTGCACCTACTGAACCTGTTATAGCTTGACCACTAAGAATAACGTCTACTTTTGTTGCCTCAATTAAATTTCCAACATCTGTAGATATTGAAAAACTAGATAAACCAACATTTACATCAGCATTTTGATTAACAGTTAAACTACCTAAACTTGCTGTCGTTAATAAACTAGGCATTCCTACTTCTGTGTCTTCATTAGAGTTAACTCCTAAAACTCCTTGTGCTACACTAATTTGTTGACCTGTTATGGAAAGTGCAAAATCAAAAGTAGTTGTAGGTGCTCCTACAACTGTTTGAATTTGGAAACCAGTTAATACTTCTCCTATAACTGGAGTTAATGTGCCTACTGACATACTTGCCTCTTGGCCTGGTAAAACTTCTTTAGCTGCATTAACACTACCCCAACCGTTTTCACCCCATTCTAAAGTACCCCAACCAGGGAATTGAGTAGCAATAACTCCAGCTGCGTTTTCCGCTACGGTCATTGCTTGACCAGTTAAAGTTACAGTTTCATCACCTTGATCATTCCATTCATTTTCTCCCCATGTAAGTGCACCCCAAGTATTACTTGTAATATCTACAATTCCTCCCATAGAAATTCCATGTACCCAACATGCAAAATAAAAATCAGTAGATGTTGCAGGAGTAATTTCTATGTATCTTGTTGTTGCTGCATTAAATGTTGTTGTGTTTGTGTAATCAGATTGATTAGATGATCCATCTAAATAATAAGTTACATTCGATGAAATAATTCCACTTCTCATTGTAGCAGTGTTAGTACTATTTGAAGTAGTAAAAATTAAAGGATGATTATCGTTTGAAGAAGCTGATTGATCTAATCTTACTGTTGCACCTTTAACCCACGGGAAAGTAAAACTTGAAGGTTGAGATCCATCAAAATAATAAACATTACCTGAACCACCTACAAGATACTGTGTACCTGTTGCGACTGTGACTGTGATTGTAGTATCAGCCATAAGGACTTAACTCCTTATGATGTTATTCTCAGAATTGCTGCTGATGTACTTGCTGTTGGAAACTCAATAGAAAAAGTTCCATTAGAAACTGTTTTAGCTCCACCAAATGAAACAACACATACTGATCTGTTAGTTGTAAATCCACTAACTGCAGTTGTATTATAAATTAAACAACCATGTGTTGTAAAAGTTGCTGAAGTCCAAGATGTACCGTTTGCTGTAGATAAATCTGCAAAGTCTGTAAAACTTGTTGTAGTCGAAGAAGTTCCAGTTACGCCTTGATTAGTTAAAGCTTTTCCGCCTGTTGCGTATCCAGATGAAGTTGAAGTAACTTCGTAAGTATTTGTTGGATCTGCTGTACCATCTGATGGTGCAGTGTACTGAGATGTTGTACCATCTAAATTTGCTGATGCTGATGAATATAAAGATAGTTTAAATGCATTGCCAGCTGGTGTTTGACCAGATGTATTAAAGTTATGTCCACCTTTGAATAATTCTGCTTTAAAAGTATTACATACTGCTGAAGTTATAGCCATAATTTTTTTCTCCTAATCCCTTTTACTTTGAAGGTGAAGGCGAGTCAATATATAATCTGATAGTTCCGTCATCATAATCATCTCTTCGTCTTCTTCCTACTTGTTCAATTGCGAACTTTTCAATCTCATTATTATATCTTTGTTCGTAGTATGTCAACATATCCATAGGACCTTTTAAATAAGCATAAGCTTCGACTAAACATGCATATAAGAGTCCATTTGGGAAATTTACACTTAAATAATTAGTCGTATTACTACCTGATAAACCATCTGGTCTTTTGGTAAAATTAACTTGAAAAGTGTAGGTTTTATCAGGTGTTGGAGCAAACATAATAGTTCCAGATGTTGAATCAGTATTTCCTGTCATTGTATATGTAGTTCCAAACATAGCATAATATTTAGGAAGACCTCTTCCTGTCGTTGCGCTATTACCCGCATCTGAAAATTTATTATACTCATTTAAAAAAGTAACATCTCT